TACAACGTGCTGATATGCGGGGTAGTAATCTACAGATGGTCAATCTACAAGGCGCCTATTTAGAGGGCACTGACCTGGAAGGTGCTGATTTAAGGGGTGCTGATCTGCGAGATGCTTGCCTACAAGGAGCTAATTTACGGAACATAAAGGTAGACTACAAAACAACAGGCATCCACCCTGCCCCTGAAGGCGATTTAATTGGCTGGGGGAAGAAGAATGGAATAATTGTAAAGCTCCTTATCCCCTCGGAGGCTAGGCGCTCGTGTGCTACCACAAGAAGGTACAGGGCTGAATTTGTCACAGTGTTAGATGTTGAGTCGAAGGACCAAGTTGCCATTGAGTACAATTACGGACTAACTATTTACAAACCTGGCAAAACTGTTAGATGTCGTAAATGGGACCCCGACAGGTGGAATACCTACGGAGATGGTATTCACTTCTTCCTTAGCAGGGAAGAAGCAATGAGTTACTAAGGAGGTAAGATGATGAAATGTATTAAGTTAAATAGCGGAGAGGTGATCAGAGTTGAGGATAAAGAAGCCGAAGAGCTGGTGGACAAAAATGAGGGTTATTATGTCCCAAAAGCGGCATGGAAGAGAAGGCAGGGAATTGGAAAAGGAGACGGAAAAATAAGAGTCAGCAGAGCTAAAGTAGAATTCCCTGAAAGCTGCCCTGCCAACTGCCCTGAGAAGGAAAGTCCCTTCTTCCAAGGAAACCTCTGCTGTAGGTGCCCAATCTTCAGCTGCGGAGGTGAGCATCCCCTGATCGAGCCGGAGTTTTATCGGGAAGATTGGGCTAGGGAATGGAAGAGGTGGCTCACTTCAGGAATGAAGGGTTTGCCAAATCTAACCTTTTATGTCAAGGAGGGGGGCTAACGATGAAAGACCCTAAAGAAATGACCAGAAAGGAATTTGAGGACTTAGAGTATTACAACGGGCCTCATAGAGAGGTAATATGTCACTCAATTGTCCTATTACCTGCTGATGACGATGAAGAACTACACTACAGTGGGTACAGAGTAATGAGATTCATTGCTTTAGGCTCTAGAGGGGAGACTATAGGCAAATTTGGTGATACTGATGTTGTCCATATTGGAGGCTTCGAAGGTCTTGGTTGCGCACAGTTTCGTGGATCAGATAAAATTCTAGAATTAACGCGTACTGCTGGATGGTCTATCGACTGCTTAGCAGTGAGCGGCTTATTAAGAATTTTTTGTAACTATCCAATCATATTTAGGACGGACCCACTTTTGAGTTTTGATATTTATGCGACTGAGGCAGAAAAGGAGATGAAGCAATGAGATTTCTCAAAACCCTCTGCCTACTTCTCCTTCTCAGCATCCTAGGAGTCCAGACATGGCAGGTTAAACGATTGGAGCAAGAGCTTTATTCCCTCAAATCCAGAATTGAGGACTTAGAGTCCTTCGCGCAGTGCTCCGACTTGTACCACATGCAGAAGGATTCTCATAATTGGCTGACGGTAACGAAAGGAGGGGTTTATGTCAAATAAAGAACATATAGTCTCACAGACACTAACTAGGACGGTAGCGCTGGAAACGACAGAAGACAAGAAAGATATTCTAGTCTTTTGCGATGACTTCATGATTGCAAACTTCAAAGTTCAGATGGTATGGGACATGCTGATAAACACAGTAGCTAACCTTGATGTATCACCCGAAGAAGAGCCAGACCTTTTCAGAAGAAAAGGCGAAGCACTTGCTGGATTACTTCATACCCACGAAACCGCAAGTAGGTCCGGAGGGCGAGGAATGTTTGTTCCTGCAAACCTCAAAAAGGAGAAATAAAAAAAAATGAAAACTGTATACTGTGCTAACTGCGGAAAACGCTTGAACATAAAAAGAAAAGCTCTACCTAACTATGGAAAGATAATTGACATAGTCGAATACCACAAATGTTTAGATGAGCCTGCAGAGATTGACCTAACTCCAGTTGACATCCCGGCTTTTGATGAATCTGGAGATAACAATAAGTTCGTTCAAAAATTAAACAACCTACCTCACAAAGCAATTAACCAACTCTCAACCAACAACTTTAAAGACCAAAGATCTACATCTTCAACTGCTCCACGATCTTTGTTGACTCAACTGAAAACAATACCTAATTCCACTCCTCTGCACGACTTAAGGAGTCACTCAGAAGGTGAACAAAATGTCTAATACACATGTCTATGTAGTAAACAAATCTTCTCACGATTTTTCTCCAGCAGAAAAATATGGAACTCTAATATTCCTCAGCGAAGGCTCTGTGAATAGATACTCCACAAATCACATGGTAAGAATTTTTAGTGAGAAAATGAAAGATTCTCAACCAGATGATTACATAGTCCCTTGTTCCCTAAACGTAATGAATTCTATAGCCTGTGCTGTCTTCGCTGCAAAGCATAAGAAATTAAACCTGCTATTATTTAAAGAAGGTATCTACATCGAAAGAAATCACATCTTGGAGTTTTAAAATGGCTTATATCCCACTCCGTGAGTGCCATATTTGTAAGCCTGAAATTTGGGAACTCACTGACATAAGAAGCTCTGGAACCTACCTTTGCACAAAGTGTGGGACTATCATCTACAATATTTTAGAAAGGAGACCTAAAAATGTTAACCAAGAGAACATTAGAAAGATGGCGCAAGGATGCTCTACAACTACAACATAGTTACAAAGACTCTCACTTACCAGAAGGCACAATCATAGCCGAACTCAGCAAGCAAATTCTTCGTCTGACAATAGAGTTACTAGACCTTCAATTATTAAGAAAGGAGTAAAGAAGATGACATTCCCACTAACTGAACAACCAGAATGGTCTATCAAAGACTCTTCAAAAATAGAAACCTTTCTCGAATGTCCGAGGAAATATTTCTACGAACACGTCTTAGGATGGAAGCTAGACACCCCAAATCATGATGCTTACTTTGGCGAATCTTGGCACAAAGCACGTGAGTGGCAACTTCGCTACGGTTACCATGACATAGAAGGTGCCTACAACGCTTTCATAGAACACTATCGTAGAGAATTCCCTCCTGAAACCGACAGCATATACACTCCAAAAGATCCAACTGCCGTTCTTCAAGCACTAATGAAATTCTCTGAGCTCCGTGCTAGTGACTTAGTAGAAAATGAAGTAGTTGTCTTAGACAACTCAAAAATGCTTGAAATCTCAGGCACTGTTCCAGTTGATGAGCGCAGGGTTCTCTACTACCGCCTTGACTCTATCATGAGACGTAAAGAAGATGGAAAAATATTCTCTTGGGATCATAAGTCAGCAAAGAAATTCTCCAGATTTTGGAGAGAGAAATTTCACTTAAGTATCCAAAATGGAACTTATACTCATTGCTTATATTGTATGTTCCCTATTAACCTAGTCCTCGGCGTAGAATTCTGCGGAACGAGTTTTGAATACCTCAAGCGAGGAGGTTCTAAACGATCAGCTGGTTACCACGTCAACTTTGAGCGCGTCCCTGCCTTCAAAACTCCTGACCAAATGAATTCTTGGCTATGGACAGTTATTGACATCCTAGACACAATTGAAAGAGAGATGAACAGACTCTTTGAATCATCTACGGACGACAGAGTATTAATGTCCTTTCCAATGAACCCTAGTAATTGCACAAAGTACTTCGGCTGCCCTTATCATGACTTCTGCCTCTCGTGGCAGAATCCACTACAACGCTGTGGGGAACCACCTCTTGGATTTCGCATTGAGTTTTGGGATCCGTCTAAGATGGAAACTTCTATTAAAAAAGACCTGGAGTGGCAAGATGGAAGACAGACCTGATACACTAGACTCCACCACAGTGAAAGTTCCAACTGGGTGTGGTAATCTCTATATAACAATCTCAGAGCACAACAACAAGCCATTCGAGATCTTCTGTGTGCTTGGAAAGAGTGGTAAGTCAACTATGGCAAAAGCAGAAGTCGTTGGCAGGATGGTCTCCCTCGCGCTTCGCCACAAGATCGATCTCGAAGAAATCATCAACCAATTAATCAACATCGACGGAGGTAGCCCGATTGCTTGGAAAGATACTGTCATTAAATCTATTCCAGATGCAGTCGCAAAAATATTAAAAGAGAGATATCTAGAAAGGAAGAAAGAAAAATGACACATAAACTTATACATTCTACATTGAACTCGACAACGACACTAGAATTATCTAAAGATAAAAGAAATGTAAGAGTCCATCTAAACGACTCATTAGTCGCAGAGTTCGACATCCACGATGTATGGGATATGATAATAGATGCAGTAGCCACACTTGATGCATCTCCTGTGAAGGAACCAGGGTTGTTTAGAAGAAAAGGTGAGGCAATAGCTGGAATGTTATATACTCACGAAGCCATAATGAAAGATCTAGAAAGGAGAGAAAGCTAAATGCCCTATGATTACACAAATGAGTTAAAAAAAGTAAAGGAATATTACGAAGGCGATCCATTACAAAAGCGCTTTAGTGCTCTAGTCACTGGCGAAACTAATGCTGGAAAAACTTTCTTACTCCGTACTGCTCGTAAACCTATTCACATCGACTCCTTCGATCCTGGTGGGACAAAGTGTTTAAAAGACCTAATCAAAAAAGGCGATGTAGTCGCTGACACTCAATGGGAAGACGAAGATCCCTTCGAACCTGACAAATTCGCTAAATGGATGAAGTCTATCGACTTACGATTTCAAATAGGTTACTTTGACCACTTTGGAACCTACTGCCTTGACAGCGCTACTACATGGGGCGAGGCGGTTATGAACTATGGTCTTGCTCAAAAAAATCGCGCAGGTGAGGTACCTCAACATCGCCGTGACTATAACCCACAAAAAGTGCATATGACTAATTACATCCGCAAACTTATGCGTCTCCCTTGCGACTTCATCTTAACAGGTCACCTTAGAGAAATGCGAAAAGTGCTATCAATCGACAGTAAGTCAGGCATAGTCCGTGAGGAAGTAAAGTACCGCTTCTACACAACCGGTCAAGCAGTAGTAACTATCCCACTCTTATTTGACGAAATCTACGTTATTGTCGGAGAAGATGGCCCCAGAGGTCCTCGCAGGAAGATGTTAATAGACTCACTAGGCACTTATATCGCCAGGTCACGACTAAAATCTGATGGGAAACTCGACTCGGTCGAAGAGCCTGATATTAAGAAGATTTTGAAAAAAGCAGGCTTCGATGCAACTGACAAACCACCATTAAAGTTTGATCGAGAGGAGGTGATGAACAAGTAAAGTATCAATCTATTATTAATAAGCAGGTTAAAAAAGGAAGTAACAAACACAGACACAACACTTATATCGTTACTATTAAAATTAAGCCAAAGGAGGTAAAACTATGTCTTTAGCCGATTACACTGACCTGGAAAGAGAAATTGCAGATGCGCCTGAGCCAAAGATTCTGCCGAGAGGAGCTGAGGTAAAAGCCCGCATTGTCAATGTTCACGAAGGTATATCTGACAAGAATGGCGCCCAGTGGTATATGCCTGTCTTCGATGTACCTAATGACCCTATGGTTATTGAGTTTAAGGACTTCTTCTGGGACCTCGCAGACCGTGACAAGCTCGACCCAAAACAAGCACAGCGCTCTATCTACAAATTCAAGCAGTTTGCAAGTGCTTTCGGAATCGATTATTCCAAACCCTTCTCTTGGACCGACGATCTTGTAGGTCTCGAGGGCTGGCTGATTGTTGGAGTTCGCAAGGAC